GTCTTGAGCCGATCCAGCGCCTCGCGCGCTTGGGTCACGTCGGCATCCACCGGCAGCGTCTTGCCTGCCTTGAGCAACTGCTCGTATTCCTGCAACTTCTGCTCGGCCGCCTGCAAGTCAGCCTGGATCTCGAGCAGGTAAGCCTTCTCCGCCAGCGCTGCGTCCAGTTCCTCGATCGCCTGGTTGAATCGGCTGGCGTCGGCCTCCAAGGTGAGCTTGAGCCCCTGAGCGAGCTTGGCCGTGACCGCGTCGATCTGGCTTTCGGTCTGGGTCAGCGTTTGCTGGATCTCTGCGCGTGCACCGAGCGCCGATTGCGCCGCCGTGCGATGCGCTTTGGCCTCCTTGTCCAAGGCCTCGGTGAGCAGTTCTTCCGAGGTGCGGATTGCGCCGATGGCCTCGGCGACATCGTTCTTGCTCTGCTTGGCCGCCTGATCGGCGGCCTGCGATTTCTGGGCGATCTCCGCGCGTAACGCCTCGGCCTGGCGCATCAGTTGGTCGGCAGTGGCGTACTCTTGCTTGCTGCGCGCCTCCCGCGCCTGGGCTTCAAGCTGTACGACCTGGGTCAGGTTCTGCTCGGACTGCTTGCGGGCGTCCTCGGCGCGCTTGGCCTCGTTGGTCTGCGAGGTTGCCACCTGCGCCGCCATGTCCATGGCTTTTTGGGCAAGTTGGCGGGCGAGTTCGAGCTCCCCATTGGCGAGCGCCTCCCGAGCGCCTTGCTGGTACTCGGCGATCTGGCGCTTGCGATCCTCGTTCGCCAGGAACTCGCTCATTCCCTGGCGCTGGATCTCGCGGATGCGCTCCTCTGTCGTCATCGACAGCAGGCGCTTCGCGTCCTCGATACGCTGGATCTCAGCCAGATGACGGTTGGCCTCGGCGTTCAGGCTGTCGACGTGCTGGCGATACTCGGCGAGCGCTTGCGTGAGCGTCTGGCGCTTGGTGGCCAGGATCTCGTTCTCGACGCGCTGGACGTTGGCCCGGCGCACTTCCTCGGTCTGCCCCTGCCGCTGCGCCGCCTCGAGGCGCGCGCGCGACTCCTCGTCGACGAGTTTGAGCGTCTCCGCCGTGGCCTGCTGGCGCAGTGTGGTCTGCTGGGTGAGCGCCTCGATCAGCAGTTGCGTCGACTTCGTGATCAACGCGGTTTCGGACTGGGCCTTGCGCTCCAGTGCGGTTTGCTCTTCTTCGTAGCGCGCCTTAACCGCTTCGATCTGCTCGGTGAGATTGGCTTCGACGATCGAGGTGAGCCCTTTGTAGGCCTCGGCCATCTTGGTGGTCGACTCGTTCACCGTCTGCGTAGCTTTGCCAATCGACTGCTCGACCTCACCGATCCGGGACTTGAGCGCATCGAGTGCAGCGCGCACCGCTTCGACCCCGCGCGCCACCGCCTCTTGCGTGCCCTGACGCACGGCCTCGAGGCGCTTGGCGATTTCCTCAGCCGTGGCCGCGGCCGTGTTCATCGCGCCCTTAGCCGCTTCCGATCCTTTCGTGGCATCGGCGTACATCTGCGCGAAGATCTGGTTCATCTGCGCGAGCCGCGCCTCGTGGCGCCGAGTCGCCTCGGCGATCGTGTCCGAGGTGAACACGGCCGCAAAGACCTCCCAGCGGTAGCGCAACAACTCGACGCCCTTGACGAGCATCTCCACCATGAAGATGCCCGCCTTGCGCACGATCTCGAACTTCTCCGAGAGCCAAGTGCCGATCTCCCAGCCCACCAGGAAGGCGCCCAGCCCAACAAACGCCGTCTTGAGCGCGCCCACGCTGGCAATCGCAGCGGTGACCGATAGCTTGGCCGTGGCCCAGGCGGCAGAGGTGGCGCTGGCGGCCGCCACGGCGGCGGCCCCTGCGGTCTGCCACGCGGTGATCAGGGCCGGGATCAGCCGGTAGATCAGCACCGCCAGTCCGACCTCGGCGATGCGTTTCAGCCACTGCATCACCGTATCCAGATTCTGCGATAGCCAGGTCAGCGCTTCGGCCAGCTTCTTCGTCAAGCCGGTGGACTCATCGACGCGGCTGATCCACTGCCCGAAGACGTTTGTCAGCCGGGTGAAGGCTTGGCTCACTGTGGCCGGCAGCTGCGCGTATTCGGCGGCGAGGGTGTCCTTTTGCGACAGGAGCGCGTTGACCACCACATCCGCGGTCAGGCGCCCTTCCTCGGCGAGCTTGCGTAGCCGCCCGATGGGGACATTCAGGCCATCGGCGAGCGCCTGCGCCAGGCGGGGGCTGTTCTCGACGACGGAGTTGAACTCCTCGCCCCGCAGCACGCCCGAGGCCAGCGCCTGGCCGAACTGCAACAGCGACGACTGCGCCTCCGTCGCCGAGGCGCCCGACAGGCGCAGCGCCTGCGAGATGCTCTCGGTGAGGGTGATCGCCTCTTGCTGCTCGCCCCCGAGCATGCGCACCGCCTGCTGCAGCTTGCCGTAGAGCACGGCGGTTTCCTGGATCGGCACGCCGATGCGCTGGGCGATGTCGAAGATCTCTTTCTGCGCGATCGCGTACTCGCGCTGCCCCGCAGTGGCGAGTTTCAGGCGCGCCGACATCATGTTCCAGGCGTCGGCGATCTGGACGATCTCCTGCACCTTGCCCGCGGCCCAACTGATCGACAGGAAGGCGAGCAGTTGCGTCTTAGCGCGATTGACCTGCTCGCCAAAGGCCGACATCCCTGCCTTCACTTCGGCAATCCCAGCCGAGGCCTTGGCGCCGGCCGTCTTGGCCGAGGACGACAGTTCGCCCAGACTGCGCTCGGCGGACGTGATGGCGCGTTTGAGCCCCTGGTCTGCGCCTTCGAGCGCGACCAGGATGGAGATTCGTTTGGACATGGATCAATCCAGGGTGCTGATCTGGCGCTCGATAGCGGCCGACAAACGAGGGATGCGCCCAGCGACCAGGCGCTCGACGTTGAGCCGCTTATTGAGCACCACCTTGGGTACCAGCACGGCGATCGGAACGTCCGCGCCGCGCTTTAACTTCTTGATCCCCTCGGCCTTGCGGTAGCGTCGCTTGAAGCCCGCCAAGGGGCGGTCATGCTCCTTGATGTTCTCGGCCATCAAGACGATGTTCCCCTTGGCGTTCTTGATGAAGTAGGCGTTCCCGCCGCGCATCAGCTCGGCCACCTGCGCCTTGAAGCGCTTGCGCCCTACTCGCCCGTGCAGCGGGATCAGCATCCGGCCACCGATCCGGCCGCCCTTCTCATGCATGCCCGCCCACGGAATGCGCGAGCCCACATAGAGCGCAGGAAGCCGCTTGGGATCGCGGTCCAGGACGCGGGCCGTGAACCCTTTGACGAAGGATTTCTTCACGACCGTCATCTGACTGGCCACGTGCTCGCGCACCGCTTCCTTGAGTTCCGATGCCTCGCTCGCCATCGCCTTGGCCACCGCGCGTCGAACCTTCTCGCGGAACTCGCCCCCCCAGCGGCGCAGTTGCGCCTGGGCGGCGGGGCTATCGATGCGAACGGCGATGCGCACGATGGGGATCCTCCGCGGCGGCTTGCGTGGTGAGTCGGTCGAGCGTCCGATCGAGGTGATGGGTGTCACCGCGGGTGCCGATCGCCACCAGGGAGAGCCAGCGCGCATCGCGCGCGGCATCGGACCGCGTGGCGGCGCCGACGAAACCGCGCACCTGCGCCAGGGTGTAGTCGAGGATGTCCGGCAGGCGGTGGCCGTGCTCGATCAGGTGCTCGACGGTGTCGAACCAGCCCCCTGCGCGCCCTGACTCACATGCCCGCCCTGGCTCACCTGCTCGAACAGGCCGCCCAGTTTCGGGATCACCGACCGGGTAAAAAAATCGGCGTTCACGTCGATCACCTTCATGGCCAGCAGGATTGCCTCGTCGGCGGCGAGTTCATCGACCCACGCGCGCGGCTTTCCAACCGCAATCGCGATGGCGGACAACAGATCGTCACCGCGCTCCCCAAAGAGCGCCAACCAGTCGATCTCATCGGCGGTGAGGTGCTGCATCACCGGCGAAATCGCCCGCAGGAACGCGGGCATCTGCCCGACCTTCAGGGGTCTGATCGCCAGCGGCTCGCCGTTGACGATCACCTCCACGGGCGTCGGAATCAGCGTCTCAAGCTCACTCATCGCGGACCTCACAGTTGGACGATGCGGCCGAACTGGCCCAGCACCGCATCGAAGGGTTTGGCGGAGTCGGCCAGGAGCGAGCCTTCGAGCTCGAACTTGTTGTACTCGTCCGAGATGAAGGAGATTTCCTTCAAGGGGTCGAACGCCACGCGGTAGAGCTCGACCAGCACCTTGGCGTTGCCCTGCGCGGTGTTGATGCCCTCCAGGCGTAGAGTGCGCTCGGGCAGTGCCTGCGTGAAGATGCCGATCTCGGTGGCGATCCCGTAGCTGTAGGCGGCCTTGAACGGTGCGGTGAAGCCGGTGGTATCCAGGAACTGGATCGCGCCGAAGTCCAGATCAGCGGTGTAGTGCGTACCGGCGGTGAGTGTCGCGGGCGTGCCTGCGGCGTCCGTGACCACCAGGGCCGACACCTTCGGGTGGGCCAGGAAGTAGCGGTCGCCCACCGTGGGGTTCGCACCCCCGATGGGCTCGGCGGTGACCGTGCCACCGGTGCCGGTGACGTGGTTACCGTAGAGGGCCAGCGCCAGGTTCTCCTTGGTGAACTCCTCGATTGTGAGGTTCACGGTGGCGGTCTTCTGCTTGACCATGCGATGGTCGAGCGCGCGCTGTCCCGTTTGGCTTTCGTAGTGCTCGAGCACGTCGGTCTTGAGCGAGAGTTTCAACTCGGCCACGTTGCCGGGCGAGCGCACTTCGATGGGCTGCCCCTCGGCGTCACGTTTGCCGAGGAAGACGCGCCCTTGGAAGGAAGCGTAGGTGCTCATGACTGGGATTCCTTGCGGTGAAGAGGTTTGGGTGTGACTTCAGACTTCGAGGGCTCAGCAACCGGTGCAGCGACGCCGTGCGCGATCAGCCAATCGGCCGTGCTCGCTTCGACATCGATGCGCTCGCCGGCCTCGAAGGCCTGGCCCGCGTGCGTGTGCGGGCGTTTCAAGACAAGGTGGGGCATGGGGTCTCATCCAGCGGTTGAGAGATCGCGGGCCAGGGTTCGGTACGTGATCGTGTAGCGCGCGGGCATCGCGGTGGCCACCGCGTCGGCGTCCTCCACCTCCCACTCACACGCCTGCTCGCGGATCCCGAGACACAGCCCGCCCAGGTTGGGGTCGGCCATCAGTGCCGCGTGCGCCGCGGTGAGCAGACGGTCGGCTTCGGTTTCCGGAATTGCGGGAGGCACCGCGCGGGCCAGCGCGACGAGGCGCACCGTTAGTTCGCGCGTCACGCGATCGTTGGCGCGCTCGACGATCTCTTCGGACTCCGGAAACGTCGCCAACGCCGGGCACTGCTCGCGGCCCAGCGCCACCGTGGGCGAACGGTGGACGCCAGCGCCAAGCGCGTTCGCGGCCGGGCGGACAGCCGCCATCACCGCCAGCAGAATCTGCTCGCGGATCGAGTTGCTCGTCATGGGTCAGATCCGAGTGAGTTTCGCGCGCAGTTCCGAGCCGTCGCCCACGGCCCGGATGTCCCGCACTTGATAGGGCTCGCCGTCGATCTCGACGACCTCTCGCGCCGCCAGTCCTTGGAACGCACTAGCGGGGTACGACATCTCGTAGTCGGTGCTGAGCGCCAGGCCATCGAGCAGCGTCTCGTCCGGCGCGCTAAAGCCGACCGAGCGAGACTGCACTGCCCCCCCATCACTGGGACGCCAGGTGCAGTCCTTGAGCAACCCAGCTCGCGCGGCCGCCGCGTACAGCGCATCGATCAGCGTCATGCTCACGCCATCGTCAGCTTGACCAGCACGCCCGGGCGATGGCACATCGGCAGCGGGTTGGACTGGGTGTGCAGATCCGTGCCCCGGTCGAACTGGCGCGGCGCCTGCTTGGCGTAGAGGGGCTGGCCGAGGGTGTTGGCCGTCTCGTTGAAGTCCGCCGGCGCAAAGTAGGTGCAGAAGGTGTCGATCGTGCCCAGCGGGAACACATGCGCTTCACCGGATTCGATGAAGCGACGCGTGACACCCTGCGCGTCGGTCGCCTGGCCCCGGTACTCGGAGAAGGTGATGCCCCCGAAGGTAAAACCGGCACGCACATCGTTGATGAGCATGATCCCCTGCTGATAGCGCGAATAGGCCTCCTTGACGTTGTTGTGGTTCACCAGCGCATCGAAGAACTCCGGCGAGCACAGGCAATGCACCCCGTTCGTGTATTCACCGAGCAGGCGGTCTTCGAGATGGCGCAGCACCTGCGCACACATCCCGCGCACGTCCGTGTCGGAGCTGACCCACTCGTTGCTGACGAACTCCCCCAGCTTGAAGTTGACGGTCTTCTGGGTGATCTCGAACTCGTTGTAGAGGTTGTAGATCGTCGAACCGTCGGCATCGAGGATCACCCCTTTGAGTGCGCCCATGCGCAGGTGCTCCAGGGTGATGGCGTGCTTGTTGCGCATCGTCTCGAGATGGCGGGCCATCACGCCGGCGATCGACTCCATCTCGGTCTCCGAGCCGAAGGCGCGCAAGCCCTGCACCTCCTCGGGGAGCACCACATCGTCGTGCGGGATGTGCGGAATGATGAAGGAGCGCACTTTGCGCTTAGCGCGCGTGCCCACCGTGCCCGGCGAGCCCGGCGGCATCGAGGGCAAGAGGTTGAGCACGCCGTTTTGCTCTTCGACGACGATCTGGCGGGTGCGCACAGGCTTCGCTGGAAAGAGCCGCATCTCCTCCATGCGACCGTAGCGGTTGGGGATGAGGTTGATGGCCGCGGTCATCGAGACCATCGAGAACGCGGGGTTGTGGAAGGGGTTTTGCATGAGAGGGCTCCCGGCGATCAAGCGCCACTGCGCACCAGGACACCCAGTGCTTTGAGTTGGAGGATGGCGTCTTGCTGCTCGGCCGCGGCCATGCCGGTCGGCCATTGCAGCGCGTGATCCGACACGATGGCGTGGCGGGCCAACATCAGGCCGTCGTTCCGATCGGCCAGATGGGCGTCGGCGTCTTGCATCAGCACGCCCGCGGCGTACTGGCTACCGTCGGTCGCAGACGGATCGATCTGCTTGACCTTGCCGGTGGCGGTCACCACCCCCACCACGGCGCCCAGGGCCAGGGTTTGGCCCGCGGCGACCGTGACGCGGTCACGCGAGTACAGGTTCGGGGCCTCGTATTTGAGGAGATCCCCGAGGTTCATCGGTTCTTTGAGGACAGGCAGCGAAGTGGCCATAGCGGTCTCCGTTCAGGAATCAGTGCTGAGCCAGGCGGCCCTTGACGGCCTGGACCAGGGGGTTGTGCGGTGAAGCGGGATGACCCGCGTGAGCGGCGGCCATCGCCGCCTGCGGGTCGATGCGGCTCACGATCTCGGGCGAGGCATCGGCCTGGGCGGCGAGCAGTTGGCTGCGCACCCGAGCCGGAGACGCCTGCGCTTCGAGAAAGCCCGCGATCAGGTCGGTGCGTCCGGCCAGCGTGCAGGTCTGAGCGATCTCGACGGCGTCGGACACGGTCAGGGTCGAGTGCGCAGGGCTGGCAATCAGCTCAATGGGGGCCGGCGAAGGCGCGGGGTTCGAAGCCGGAACCGGGTTCGAAGCCGGAACCGGGGTCGGCGCCGGCGCTGGGGCCGGGACCGGCGATTGCTCTTGGACGTGCGGGGTTTCGATGTTTTCCATGGAGATCTCCTGATGGAGGTGGGGGGTCGGCCCGGATG